TTGCTAGGCGATCACAACGAAATCAGAGTTAAAGACATGGAAGATGTGTTATTTGACGGTCAGGTTCGTATGAAAATGGTGTACAACGGTGGTGTAAACTACTATAATAGTGAGGACATCGTTTATTACGTAGGTGCATAATGAGTTGTTTGGTAACAAAAGGACGTACAGAACCATGTAAGGACACGCTCGGAGGTATTCGAGCGGTGTACCTTGCGGATTTTGTCGAGGCAGATGGAGCATTTACAGTACTAGACGGAGCGGTAACAGCTATTGCAGCAGAGTTAACCACGGTTTACAAGTTTGAAGCACTAGCAGAGGGCAATACTTTTGACCAAGGTCTAATAGGCAGCCGTGAGGCAGGTACAAGAGTTAACACTCAAACACTTACTTTAGTATTAAAGAAGCAAGATGTGTTAACACACGCGCAAGTTGACAAGATAGTTGCTGGCAGACCTGTAATAGTCGTTAGAGATAATAACGATAATTACCACGTCGCAGGAATTAGCGAGGGTATGGAAACCACAGGAAGCACTATCGGAACAGGTGGCGCAAAAGCAGATTTTAACGGCTACAATTTAACGTTTTCAGCACAAGAGAATAAGATAGCACCGCTTTTAGATTCAGCAACAAAAACCGCACTTGAAGCATTAGTTGACGGCACACCGATTAACCCATAGTAAAACAAATATTTAAGCAAAAAGCCTCTAATTAATTTTAGGGGCTTTTTTTATTAAACAAATACACATGCAAATCGTTTTAACTACATGAAGATAGTTAACCAGGACTTAGCAAATTTTAACTTTAAGTTTATACCTCGTAGTTTTAACCTTTTGGAAGTGTTTTATACGCTAAAAGACAAGGCAAACGGTAACACTTTTACGTCGGAAACGTTCGCGCCTAACGTGGAGGTGCTGGGCTATTTGTCATTTACAATGCCGACAGACAGCATAACATTAAGCGAGGGCAGCAACTTAACTATCGATATTTATAACGGTTTAAAAGTGGTTTATAGAGGAGAAATATATTGCACAAATCAAACCGACTTACAAAATTACACACTAAGAGCATGAGCGATATAAAAGTAATACAGTTAAACAATTACGTTAAGCCTAAAATCGAAGAGGTAAGGGGTAAAGATTGGGTTTTAAACGGAAAAGACAATTCGTATTTTCAGTACGTCGAAGATAGGTATATCGGAAGTCCAACGAATAGCACAATTATAAACGGTTACAGAAACCTTTATTTTGGGCGTGGCTTATACGCTAGAGATGCAGCACGCAAACCTATGGATTATGCTAAGATGCTAGCGGCTATACCTAAGCGAGATATGCGTAAGGTTATAAAAGATTATGCTTTGCAGTTTAACGCTGCGTTTCAAATCATCACAAACAAAAACGGAACAAAGCAAGCCAAGTATATAGACGTTACAAAATTAGCGTTTAACAAGGTTAACGAGGACGGAGAAGTAGATGGATTTTGGTATTCTGAAAACTGGAAAGAAACCAAAAAAAGCCCGCCACAATTTATACCTAAATACGGAACTACCAACGGCAAAGAAACTGAAATTTTATATATAAACGATTCGCAAGATAGCGCGTCTTATTACTCTTTACCAAAGTATCAAGGCGGGTTGCAATATGCAGAAATGGAAGAAGAGATTTCCAACTATTATATAAACCACATTAAAAACGGTTTTTCTTACGGCTACATTGTAAACATGAATAACGGTGTTCCTGCAAGCGAAGAGCAACGCGAAGAGATTGAAAGACGTATAAAGATGCAAATGACTGGCAGTACAAACGCTGGCAAGATTATCATATCATTTAACGACGGCAAAGAAGCTGCGGTAGAAATAGTGCCTTTGCAAGTTAGCGACTCGCATAAGCAATGGGAAAGCATAAACAAGCAAGGCGAGGAAAAAATAATGCGCGCTCACGGTGTAGTATCGCCTGTGCTTTTTGGTATTAAAGATAACAGCGGGCTAGGCAATAACGCAGACGAACTACAAACCGCTTTAAGTTTGACAATGGATATGCGCATTAATCCAGAGCAGGACTTAATAATAGATAGCATCACACCATTTTTGCAAGAGCAAGGTATAAATTTAGACCTTTACTTTGAAGCCTTAAATAAAAAAGAGGAGCAAGAGGAAATGATGGACGCGCCAGTGGGTGAAATATCAAATCCTACCGACGCTCTAGTTGGTGTTACAGACCAAAAGAAAGAAGATAACGAAACGAGTTATAACGGTGCGCAAATAAGCAGCGCACTACAAATACTTACCGCAGTAGCAGAGGGAGTATTAACACAGGAGCAGGCTATTATATTCTTAATTCAAATGTTACAATTTGACGAAAGAACTGCTAGAGATTTGTTTGATAAGCCTACTACACTAAGCGAGCAAGAGCCCGACGGTTCATCGTTTTTAATAGGCTTAGGTGAAGTAATGGGCGACGAGTGGGAACTTATAAGCGAGGAAGCTATAAGAGGCATACCCGTAGATATAAACCTCGCAAGCCCGATTGCAAATAGCCCTAGCAATAAAAGCGATCAAGACAATGAACTTTTTAAAGTTAGATTTGTTTATAAAGGCAATCCTAACCCACAGCGAGAATTTTGCAAGGCAATGATGTCGGCTAAATTAGTTTATAGAAAAGAGGATATCGACGCGGCAAGTGAAAAAGTAATACAGGCAGGAATGGGCGCGAATGGTTCAAATACATATAACATTTTTCTATACAAAGGCGGTGTACGATGTAAGCATTTTTGGGAACGTCGCGTATATTTAAGACGTAACAATGAGCGCATTTCAGTAAACGAGGCAAGGCGTAGAATTTTAGCACTAGACCCAAGCGATAGGGCAGATTTTAGACTTCCTGAATACGCTAATAAAGTAGCAAGCATTGCTAGTCAATCAAATAATTTCTGGAAACTAAGATAACATGGCTTTGATTATACAACCCATAGAAATAACACGTAACACGCCAATGGGCGGAAACGTTGACGTCGACAAATACGCGTACATGATACCAGAACAACAGGTGTTTGTACTAGAGCCTACACTAGGCACTGCGTTAATAGATAAGATACTGCAAGATATAACCGACAACGGCATAGACTCGCTTACAGGTCATTATAGAAAGATAGTGTTTGACTATTGCAAGCCCATTTTATGGAATAGCGTGTTTGCCGAATACCTTTTATTTGCTAGTATGTCGGTAAATAACAACGGAGTGTTTGACGTAACACCGCCAGACGCCCAAAACACGCAAGACACAATAATAAGCAGACGCACCAATGCCATAAGAGAAAAAGCGCAGGTTTATATAGACAGATTAGAGCGATATTTACAAGACAAAGGGCATGAGATACCAGAGTATCAACAAGCGCAGCCAAATAATTACGACATCGATCCTGTAATAAGTAGCAATATCGTAGGTGGTTTCTATTTAAAAGATTCACCACGCATAAAATTATGGTATCTCGATGGGTCAGATAGATAGAGGACGTACAGAACCGTGTAAAGACACGCTAGGAGGCGTTAGAAACGTTTACTTGTGGAGTTGGCAGCAATATAACCTCACACAAATACAAGGCGTTAGAGGTGTTAGTTTAGAGTCTTACCCGCTTACGATAGTTTATAAGTTTGAAACACTCGCAAATGGCAATGATTTAAGCGAAAGTTTAATTGATAATAACGGATATGAGCAAAAAGTAAATTTAATACTTAAAAAAATAGAGTTAGAAAGTAGCTTTGATTTGGATAGGTTTCAAGATATAAGGCTGGGTGTAATAGTTGAGGATTACAACGGTCTGTTTCGCCTTATGGGTGCGTTTAATGGCGTGGATTTACTTAACCTAACGGTAAGCATAGGTAATGGAAACGCAGATTTTAACGGCTATCAGTTAGAACTAGAGGCGCGTGAACGTTTTAAATCGCCTTTATTTACGAATTTAGAAGATGCTGGTTTTATTTTAGCAACGGATAACAACTATTTATTAAGTGAACTATTTGATATTTTAACAGACGGTGAAAATAACCGATTAATATACGCATAATGGCAGATAAATTATTTAGGGATTATTTTAACGAAAAAGTAACGGACACCGTTTTGCCTGCGAACGCAAAAGTTTTGATTCAAGACGGTACAGGCGAGCCTACGCAAATAAACGCGGCATCTATTAGCACAGGTCAACTTGTAAAAGTAACAGAAAACGGTAAAACAGGTTACAGGCTTAAAGATGCTGACCCTGCAAACTATGGCGACATCGGAGATGATGCAGTAGATTTAAGTATTTCACAAATCGCAACCACAACAAAAGGTGCGACAGGCGATTATGCAACCGCTTCAGGATTAGACACAACAGCAAGTGGGGATGTATCTCAAGCGGGTGGCGAAATGACAACAGCAAGTGGTCAAGTATCTCGCGCATCAGGAAGTGAAACAATGGCCAGTGGTAATTTTTCAGACGCCTCAGGTGTTTCAACTTTAGCAAGTGGTGATGTTTCAAAATCTTTAGGTTTTGGCACATTTGCACGTTCACTTGCAGAATTTTGTGGTGGTATTTTTCCAACAG